ATGCTCTTTCTCTCCCCTACGCTTGTTTCAAGCCCGCCTATGGCAGATAGGAAACAATCGTGACCAATTTAAAAAGTTCAAGCCAGATTGAGCCTTATGAGATTAGCCAAAACCTAGAAGTGGCCATAACAGTAGCCGAATGGTTGAGCCAGACCGACGCGGGAGCAATAGCACTAGCTAGACGTTTAGCCTATGCGTTAGACACCAGTTTCAATACCGGTGAGCTTAAAGAAGTCCCAGCGTTAGCCGCAAGGTTTACCCAAATACTGGCACAATTGCATTTAACCGTGGAAACACGAACACAGGGCAACAAGGAAGAAGAAGCTAATGGACTTGGATACGTCAACGACTATTTACGGGTTATCGAAACCACGCCTACAAAGTCCAAGCCAAAAACTGCCTAGTGCTGGTCAGGTCGTTATTGACCTTGCCGCCGAATTTGGCCAGCCGTTACTACCGTGGCAGCAATACGTGGCCATGGACGCGCTTCAGCTCACACCCGAAGGCAAATGGGCTAAATCCAATGTTGGGGTTTTAGTAGCACGCCAAAATGGAAAAACGGCGTTAATGCGACAAATTTTTTTAGCCCACTTATACGTATTTGGAAGTAAGCAAATTATCGCCATGGCGCAAACCCGCCAATTAGCCCTAGACACTTTCAAACAAACCGTAGACCTAGCCGAAAGCCTGGACTGGACGCGTAAACGGATAAAGCGGGTTAGCCGAACTAACGGCCAAGAAGAGCTGGAAATTTATTGCCACCATTACCCCAAGAGCTGCGCGGGCAAGTGCCAGCGAATACGCAAGTACAGCATTAGGGCAGCAACTACCGAAGGCCCTAGAGGTAGCACGGCAAACTTACTTTACGTAGATGAGCTGCGGGAAATTTCCGAAGAAGCCTGGCAAGCTGCCGTACCGCTAACCCGAACTACAGGCGGTCAAACTTGGATAACTTCTAACGCAGGCAGCGAAGCCAGCACCGTTTTAAACAGTTTGCGAACCCGCGCCCTTATGAACCAATCGCCAAGAATGGGCTGGTATGAATGGAGCGCCGCCGAAGGTTCGCAAGTAAACCCACCGGACATTCACGCGATCAAACAGGCAAACCCAGCCCTTGGCCACCTGATAGACCTTGAAAGTATTTTGGATAGTGCCAAGTTTGACACCAAGGAAGCCTTTATGACCGAAAGTTTATGTATGTGGGTTTCGTCAATGACAAGCCCTTGGGACATGACTAAATGGAATGAAGGCGAACAACAAGTAAGCATGACCGACGACCTGCCTACCTACATGGGATTAGACCTTAGCTTCAACCGTGAAAAAGCCTTTTTGGTTAGTGTGCAAGTTACACCGGAAGATAAGTTAGCGGTGTTTGTACACGAATGGCATAAAGACGGCGGCATAAATCACTTAACTTTAGCCAGCGAAATAGCCGAACTTGCTAGACGGTTCAATCCGCGGGTGTTGGCTTATGACCCAAACACGGCAGGCTTTATTGCTCCCCATTTGGAAAGGCAATACCACACCGTACCAATTTTATGGGGTTCGGCTAGTTTTGCCATTGCCTGCGACCAGACACTTAACGCCATGAATAACGGAAGAATAATCCATGCTGGCCAACCCGTTATGCACGAACACCTAGTAGCCTGCGCCAAGCGCCCAGCGGGTGACGGCGGTTGGAGAATTGCCCGACGAGCTGCGACTAATCCAATTAGCGCCGCCGTGGCTTTAGTTATGGCAATCGGCCACGCTACTACCCCGCAAGCCGAACCCGTGATAATGTCGGTGTGAACCCAACAGGTTCTCCGAGGTTCGCGGCTAGTGCTAATGAGGGATCAAGACTTCTGAACACTAGCCGCGACACGGTGAACAGCGTTACAAAGTGTTGCATAATTAGCAACTAAGACAAATAAAGCGCATAATTTCATTATGGGATTATTGGACGTATTTTCGCTAACTTCCGAAATTAAGGCCGCCGAACCGCGCACGGTTACAGCCGCCGTTAACATTTTACCGACCCAAAACTTCCAACCGTTATTTATGTCGCCGTTTACTACGCGACAAGAAGCTATGGAAGTGCCAGCCGTTGCGCGTGCCCGCTCCATTATCTGCGGTACAGCTGCCAGCCTGCCGTTGCGTGCTTTTAACAAAATTACAGGCGCACAAATTGAAGGCCGCACAATACTAAACCAGCCAGACCCAGCGCTTCCAGCTGCCGTTACCATGTCTTACACGTTTGACGACTTGCTTTTCCATGACGTCGCTTACTGGCAGGTATTAGAAGTTTCACCGGAAGACGGCAGGCCAACACGTGCCAGGCGGATTGACCCGCTACGGGTTAGCTACAATACCGACGGTTTAACGGGCATTGTTGTAGACGGGTTTTACGTTGACGGCAATCTAGTGCCATTTACTGGCGTAACTTCTCTAATCGTGTTTTACGGTTTGGGAACTGGCGGTATTTTGACCCGCGCAGGCCGAACAATTAAGACCGCGCTAGACCTTGAAAAAGCCGTAAGCCGTATGGCCGAAGAGCCAGCGCCAGCTATGTATATTAAAAATTCTGGCGTTGACTTGCCAGCCGCGCAGGTTAGCAGCTTGTTAGCCAACTGGAAGGCAGCCCGCTCCCAGCGATCAACCGCTTACTTGTCCGGAAACTTGGAAGTTGAAAGTTTTGGGTTTGACGCTACCCAAATGGAACTAAGCGCTAACCGCATGAACACCGCTACCGAAATAGCGCGACTTATGAACATTCCAGCATGGTATTTAAATGCCGAAAGCACTTCAAGCACCTACAGCAATACCTTGCAAGAGCGCCGCTCACTTATTGACCTATCCCTAATGCCTTTCCTAATTGCCGTAGAGCAGCGCCTAAGCATGGACGATATAACCCCAATGACCCAGCGAGTGCGGTTCGAGGTTGAAGAATACCTACGCGGTACAGCTATGGAGCGTATGGAAGTGACCGGACGAATGTTAGAACTTGGACTAATTGACATAGACGAAGCCCGAGAAATGGAAGGGCTAGCCCCTAGAGGAAGTGAAACTAATGAAAATTAACTTTGACGGAAAGATTTTAGCCGCCGATACAGTAACCCGAACTATCCGAGGTATGGTCGTACCTTTCGGCAAGGTCGGCAACACTAGCGCGGGTGCAGTCGCTTTTGAATTTGGTTCGTTTGCAGATTTTAAAGCCGAAAACATTATTCTTAATCGCGAACACGTAGCAACTAATGTCTTAGGCCGCGGCATACCTGGCAGCGAAGAGATCACCCCAGCGGGTATTAACATGGCCTTTAAAATTGCGCCAACTACCGCTGGAACAGATGCCCTTATTGAAGCCGCCGAAGGTTTGCGCCCTAGCTTCTCAATTGAAGCCAGCGCCGACGAATACACAATAGACAAGGGCGTAATGAAAGTTAGCAAGGCTACTTTAACCGCCGTTGCTCACGTAACTAACCCAGCGTTTAAAGACGCCAGCATTTTAGAAGTCGCCGCAACCGAGGACGACGAAGAAACCCCAGAAACCCCCGAAGCAGCAGCTGAGGAAAACCAAGAGGAAACAACTATGGAAAACGAAACACCAGAAGTTGAAGCCGCAGAAGAAGTAACAGCCGTACCGGTTGTTCAGGCTGCAGCTCCAATTCGCACAGCACCAAGAAGCCCAATCGTTAATGGAACTTCTTACCTAGAGCACACCATTAAGGCAGCTATGGGCAACGAAGAAAGCCGCCAGTACGTACGTGCTGCCGACGAAAGCACAACCACTAACACGGGTCTAACTTTGGCACCCCACCTACAGGAATTTATTACTACTACAATTTCTGGCCGTCCGTCGGTAGATGCAATTTCAGGCGGAGCCCTACCAGCTTCGGGAATGAGCTTTACAATTCCACGCCTAACGCAAGCGCCAACCGTGGCAGACGTAGACGAAGAAGGCAACACCTTCGGAACACCAATGACTTCGGACTTCTTGACCGTAAATGTTAACAAGTTCGCGGGCGCTAGTATCATTAGTTATGAGCTCATTGACAGAAGTTCGCCGGAATTTCTCACAGAGCTTCTACGCGAAATGGCTGCGGCCTATGCTAAGGCAACCGACATTGCCGTAATTTCCGCGCTACTTACTGGTACAGATGCAACAGCAGTAGCAGCAGGAGCAGACGGTCTACAGTCGTTTATTTCAACAGAAGCTGCCGCAGCTTACAAGGGTTCGGGCAATTACGCACGTAACCTTATTGCTAATACCGATATGTGGGCTGCAATTATGAGCTACCAAGACGGAGCAGACCGCCCACTTTACAATGCCGCAGCACCACAAAACAGCCCAGGCAACGTAAGCCCGACTAGCATTGTCGGAAGTGTTTTAGGAACTAACTTGTACGTGGATCCGCACTACGGCGCAGGAACTGGCGACGACAAGATGATCTTGTTAGCACCAGAAGCTGCAACATGGTACGAGAGCCCTGTTCGTCAAGTTAGAGCAGAAGCAATTGGAACTGGCCAGCTAGAAATTTCAGTCTATGGTTACGGAGCAATTGCAATTAAGAAGCCTTTGGGTATCCGCGTTTACCAGCAAAGCTAGTAACACCCAAATAATCGTGTGGGCGGTGCTGCCCTGTGCCGCCCACACACCCCAATAAGGAAAGGTTGAACAAATGGCAATTATTGACATTACAGAACTAAAAGCCGTACTTGGCATTGGCTCAATCTATCCAGACGCAGAAGTGCAGCAAGTGGCAGACGCCGCCGAAAGCATTATTTTAAGTTACCTAGAATTTAACCGATCTAGCATTGTGTCGGTAAAGCTAGAAGATAACGTAGCAACTTACTACACCCGCGAACCGCACGATTTCGTTGTAGGTTCGGCGCTTACCGTTACAGGGTGCGGAACTACTTTTAACGGTTCGCGCACCGTGACCGAACACAGAGCCGACTATTTCAAAGTAGCAATAACAAACGCCGACATAGTGGAAACACCCCAGCGCCCTTACGGTAGCGCGGTGCTTACTTCTCAAGCTGCTCTATATGATCAAGTTGATAGCGTTAGAGAAGCCTGTTTAGCCCTAGCCGTGGACATTTGGGAAACCCGCAAGGGAACTATGGGACAGCAAGGCGTGGACTTTGCACCTGCACCTTACCGCCTAGGCCGCTCCATGCTTCAGCGCATTATGGGACTACTAGGTAAAAACGTAGACACCAACAGCTTGGTTGGATAATGGCAGACCTAGTAAGCCTACGTAACGCCCTAGCAAGCGCCCTAAGCGCCGCGGGGCGTGTTGTCTATGCTTTCCCACGGGAACAGATAACACCGCCTGCGCTTGTCCTAGTGCCTGCTAGCCCATACTTAACACCTGCCAGCATAGGCGGAGCGGGCAACCGTATTAACGTACGTTTTGAATTAACCGCCGTAGTAGGGGCAGCTGATAACCAAGCCGCCCTGGCTAACTTAGAAACTTTAGCTTTGTCTGTATTTGATTTATTGCCTAGCGGTACGTCAATTATTAACGGCTGGAGCCAACCACAAATACAAGAAGTGTCCGGACAACAAATGCTTACTAGCTCACTTACGATTGAACTAGTAACAACAACATAACAACAAAAAGGAAGGGTTAGCCCAATGGCAACTTACATTACAGGCAGGGACTTAACCCTGACTATTGACGGCGACAACTACGACGCGCAAGCGAGCACCGTCACTTTAACAGTAGAAAAAAACCAAGCCGTGCTAGAGGTACTATCTGGCCGCGCTTATAAGACTATTGACCAGACCGCAACACTATCGGTTGAAATGTTTGCCGACTGGGGCGCAGCTGGTTCGGTTTGCGATCAACTTTGGGACAAGGCTAAGGCAAACCCAGATACCGCAATTAGTTTTTCTTTTGACGCAGACGGCAGCGTGTTTACTGGTAGTTGCTTCGCTAACTATCCCGCAGTAGGCGGCGGCGCGGTTGACGTGCTAACGACTACCGTAGAACTTGTAGTAGACGAAGGAAGCGTAACCCGCACCTAACTAGGAGAACAGGGCAACAAATGAAATACGAAATTACTACCCAACAGGGCAACAAGTACATAGTGAGCGACGATAGCGCTTGGTTATGGATAGAGCTAGAACGGGAAACTGGTCTAACTATGCAGCAAGCAAGCGCAAAAATGGCCGAAGGGTCTTTAGACGTTATTACCACCTTGTTGTTTAAGGCGGCAATAATTGAAAAAAAGACCGAACTTAAGACCCATAAAGCATGGGTGCTACATGAGTTTGAAACCTTCGACGTAGTGAGCGAAGACCCAAAAGCCACGGGCGCGAAAGCGTCCAGCGGCACTTAATAGCGCTAGCCGTAAATACAGGCATACCGCTGGGGGACTTGTTCACGTGGTCGCTTACAGATGTAACTACGGCGTACGAACTAATAGCAGAAAGGAACGGGCGATAATGGCAGAAAAGCAAACCATTAAAGTACAAATGGACATAACGCCCGAAATCCGCGCCTTGTTTAAAGACCTTAACGAAATGGATAAGGAAAGCAAAACAACACTTAAAGAAAAAGTTAAGGGTATTGCAGGCTGGGTAGCCGAAGACATTAAAACAGCTGCTAGTTATGCGCCTATGTATAAACAAGCCATTAAGGTAGCGCAAACTACTAGGGCAAATAAAGACCGTGTACCCAGCGTAACTATCGGCGGGGCTAGGTCTAAATTTAGTGGCGGCGCTAGTGCAGGCGATCTAGTTATCGGTTCGGAATTTGGCGCAGACCCTACAAGCGAAAACGGGGCATTTCCAAACGGCGGGCGGCGCTTTCCATACCGGAGCCCTAAGCGCGGACAAGGTAACGAAGGTTACTGGATTTACCCAACCTTGCGCCTGGCACAGCCTAGAATTACTAAGGAATGGCACGAAGCCGTTGACAATGTTTTAGATAATTGGAAGAAGGGGGCTAGCGTTTAATGGCTACACAAAGAACCCTTAAGCTCAACCTTCTTGCCGACGTAGATAAATTTGGTAAAGGCTTAGACAAGGCAGGCAAAGACGCCCAGAGCTTTGGCGGCAAGGTTAAGAAATACGGCAAGATAGCAGCGGGTGCTTTAGCAGCTGTAGGCGCTGCCGCTGGAGCCATGGCTATTAAGTTGGGCGTAGACGCTGTACAGGGCGCGGTAGAAGATGAACTAAGCCAAAAGAAATTAGCAACCGCTTTACGCAATACGACTAAGGCAACCGACGAACAAATAGCAAGCACCGAACAGTACATTGGCCGCCAGCAATTAGCCTTCGGTATTGCAGACACAAAACTACGCCCAGCCCTAGCGACACTAGCCCGCGCTACTGGCGACGTTACAGAAGCCCAAAAATTAAATAACCTTGCCATAGACATAAGCGCGGCCACCGGTAAAGATTTAGAAAGCGTAAGCCTAGGTCTAGCTAAAGCATATAACGGTAACATTGGCGCGCTTACTAAGTTAGGCATACCGCTAGACGCAAACATAATTAAAACAAAAGATTTCGACGCTGCAGCTTCGGAACTAACTAGATTATTTGGCGGGTCGGCGCAAGAAAATACAAAAACCCTCGCTGGACAATTAGCCATATTGCGCGAAACTTTTGGAGAACTTCAAGAAGGCGTAGGCGTTAAATTTATACCCGTACTAAAAAACCTTTTAGACAATGTACTTAAAGTTGCTAGAGCCTTTAGCGGTGAAGACCCAGAAGGCTTGAGCGCTAGGGCTAGAGAACTTAAAGGCGAAGTAGGAGACGGCGGGGCAGGCGGTCTAGGGCGCTCTATTAAAATTTTGGCCGACGCTTTTGGAAATTTGTTTAAAGCCTTTAGCGAAGACGGCGACGAAACTACCGACGGTATGCAAGAAATGGCCAACGCATTACTAAACATTGCAACGGGTATAAATGCTATTGCTACGGCATATTCAAAAGCAAAAGAAGCTTTAAATTTTATAGACCGATCTGGCGGGTTTAACAATTTTGGCGGGTTTAAAGGTCTACCTAATCCTTTTTCAAGAGCTGCAGGCGGTTCGGTAATGGCTGGCCAGGCTTACCGCGTGGGTGAATTTGGAAGTGAAATTTTTGTCCCTAGTGGGTCAGGTTCAATTCGACCGGACAAGGGCGGCGGCGGTAATACCTTTATTCTTAACGGCATTGTAGACGCCGAAAGTGCCCGCCGAACTATTGAACGGGTTATGCAAAATAGCACCTTACGAACAGGCGCGGTAAACCTTGCAGGTTCGCCACTATGACAAGCTACGAGCCATACCCAACCGTAGAAATAGACGGCGGTATTTTTTACCCAGATAACACGCTATCCAGTGTGCGTATCTCATCAGGCCGTAAAGACGTACTAAACCAGCCAGAGCCTAGTTATGCCAGCATTGAACTATGGACGGACGCCAACGACCCGCTAGACGTTGAACTATCCGACAGCCTAACCGTATCCATTAACAAGGGCACTACAG